GCCGAATTGACCATGATGGGCTTGCCTCCAAGTACTGTTTTGACTTGCTCAAGAAATTCTGCAAGACGTTTGAGGTTTGCAAGTTCTGCTTCATTTGGGATATTGTCAAATTCACGATGGTCAGTGTGCGTAAGTTCTGCAAGGGTGAAGTGGGGTGTCATTTTTTTGACCTCATGTCTGCCAACTTCTCAAGTGTTCTGCCGCCAAAATAAGCACCCATTACCAGCATTCCCCACTGCCCAAGCAGGGTGACGTAGGACTCGGCAATATGAAAGCCTGTACCGTCCATAATTGCCAGCGCAAGGTAGGCGCTTAAAATGTAAACCAAGGTCAGAGGGCGCACATTCTTGGATAGCCAAGAGTCAGAAGACATATCGGCTTTCCAACGGTCACTGGTATTGGTCTGCTCAATCTCGACCAGTTTGGTTTCATTAGCCATTGCAGCCAGTTCACCGTTCTGCGCCAGCACCGCCAGATCAAGCTGTGCCTTGGCTTTGGCTTCAGGATCGGGGATCAGCTTGTCAATGAGTTTGCCACCAATATTTAGGATTGTGTCAAGTCCAAGCATTATCTATCCTTTATTTTTTGGTTAAGAATGGCAATGTCTTGCCTGTTGTGCATAATGTCGTCGCGGTTCTTTTGAATTTCTTTTTCTAAATCTTGCCGCAGTTTTTCACGCGCTAATTCTGCTCCTGAGTTTGGGGCCTGACGATTGTCTGATGTAACCACAAGACTGATTTTGCTGTTGAGGATAGTGACCTCATGGCTCAAACTGGATAAAGCTGCCATCAAATAGACCACGCACGAAAACAGCAACGGCAGTACTGCAAACGTGATCTTTTCAATAAATGCACCTTTTTCGTCAGACATTACTTGTCTACCTTTGCATCCAGTTTGTCAAAAATCTTGCCAAGCATTTCTTTGATGTCGTCAATGTCACGGCGGTAATCGTCTTTCGATACGTAATTAGTAGGGATGGCCCTTACATCCATGTCAAAGCGTTCAATGGTTCTGGTGATGTTGTTCAGCACCCAGCCGCCAAGGAAAGCAATTAGACCAAGGGCAACGTTGATGATTTGTTGAGTATCCATTATGGTCTTCCAGATGCCATGTTGTTGAGTTCAATCCTACGCACTGGTTGGTTATTCAACGCGTTGTCGTTGTACCGCTCTGGCGCTAATGCGTTTACTGCGCTAGTTACAGTACCGGTGCGAATTGCTTCAACCGCTTTTTTAGCCCCTGGCATCAATACAGACGGATCAGAAATTAATTTTATTACGCGGATACGCTCGGTAGCGGGTAAAGTCTCCAACAACTTAACCGCGTTTTCAGGTGTTTTTAAACCTTCGGTTAGCGTACTCATTGTCTTAGCGCCGATCTTGTTTTCCAAAATTTGCAAAGCCTTGTTGGTTGTCGCGGCCACAGCGCTTAAATAGGAAGGCACACGCAACTTAGACATGTTGTCTAGCAACAGTTGTTTTAATGCGTCTTGACCAGCGTTGACTTGTTCTTTAACGGCAATATCAGTCAAGCGTTTTTTAGCTTGATCTTGCATTACGGCTAATGTGCTGTCGGCCAGTTCAGTAGCAATGTTATATTTGCCTGAACCAAGAATTTTTTCAACTGTTTCAGGTGATTCGTTTTGTACAAGTTTAACAAACGCATCTTTGTTATTTTTCCAAAGATCTAATGCTTCGCCAGACAACTTCTTCTGAGCAATGGTCTGCATACCCTTGGTGTAATCGGTCAGGTATTGACGATAGCCAGTGCCACCCGCCGCTTCAATTGCGTCAATTAGCGCAGGCTTGATGTCGCTCATTACACTGGCCGCTAAGTTACGTTGGGCCGTAGCGTCCATGCCCGGACGCAATTGTTGAATGGCCGCGTTAACAGAGTTTTTGCGGATAGCGTCAAGCGCTTTAGCGTCAATGATGCCGCCGCTGGTAGTCCACTTAACAATATCATCTGCAACGTTTTTAACCGCGCCGATCAATATATCGTTACCGGCAAACTCAGGATTGTTTGCAACATTACGCACGATGTTAGCAATCTTGCCACCTTCAAGCGGTTTAATGCCAACTGAGCGCATAGCATCGGCAGCACCCTGTGCAAACCGAGCGCCTTGGCCCAAGTCCAACGATGCGTTAGCTGCGCCCGTAGCCCATTCGTCGGACATCTGCGCCAGCTTTCCGGGGTAAGTGAACTTTGCCGCAAACTCATCTGAAAAACTTGCTTGGGATTTAGCTGGTGCAAGGCGGGAACTTGCAGGCATACCCATTTTGATTGTTTCCAGTCGTGCAGCCGCAGCCGCGTGATCACCCAAATCAATCAAACGGCGCACTTCTTGTACTTTGGCTGCGGCCTCGGCACTTAATTTACCTGCTTGCGCTTCATACTCGGCCACGGCCTTGCCTAAGTTGGCGCGATTCAAAGCAGTGTCACGAACTGGACCTTGGACAACGTTAAGCGCGTTCTTAGCGGCTTCCGTAGTGCCTCGCACTTCAGCCGCTGTTGTGCCTCCTGCTAGCTTGGCAAGGGCGTTTACGGCTTCTTTGCCTTGGGTGTCTTCTAATGCGCGTAAGAATCGTGGGTCCCGCGCAGTAGCCCGGTCAATCAAGGCTTGGAAGGTTGGGCTGTTAATGTCGGCGGTGGCTTGCGCGGCGCTAACGCTTTTGCCTTGCGCAGCGCGAAGGGCGTTAGTAACTTGTTCAAGGTCAGGACCAAGCGCGTCCTTTACAATCTTAGCGGCTTTCTGTTGCGGAATTTGGCGCAAGTCTGCAATTTTACCGGCTACATACCCAACGGCGGGGCCAAGAACACGGCCACCAGCCTCAAAGGTTGCGCCTTCAAGCACATTACGAACTGGTTCAGTAACCTGCGCTGCGCCTTGGCGTGGGGCTTTCATGCCCATCGCTACGTCAGCCATCTCTAAGCCTTCTTTTGCCATGCCATAGCCAAGACCAGCGCCAACAACGCCCATTGTTGCCATGCCCACAGGGCTGGCGGGAACACCGGCAGCAGCGCCTAGCAGGCCACCACCTATGGCGCCGCCAGCTTCAATCAGCGGGGCAGCGTAGGGGCGAACGGCTTGATACACCCGCTGGCCCATTGTCAGGTCTTGACGTTCGCCCGGCATGCCACTTTCAGTGTTAACTGTAGGTTGAAGCGCCATAGGCAATTCAGCAGGCGCAGTACGGACTCGTCGAATCTCGTCAGCGAGTGCTTTGGCGTCTGCGGCGTTGCCCGCAGCATCGGCCTTGACCAACGCTGCTGTAAGTTGTTCAAGTGTGGCCATAATTATTTGTACTTATCAAGAAGAGCGTCAATGTCTGCACCGCTAGCAGCGGGCGCGCCACCAGCACCAAACTTTTTGCGGGCGTTGTCTACGCCTGTTCGCACAACTTCTTGGAATTCGCGGGCGGCTTTAACATACTCAACCTCACTCTGAGCCAACTTCATGCGAAGTTTGGCCGCTGTAGCTTTTGTGCCTTCTTTTTCAGAAATAGCACCGCCGCCTTTAAGTGCTTCAAACGCTGACAAGAATGCCGTACCTTCAATTTGGTCTTGATAAGATTGAAAGTCGGATGCGTCTGTGCCGGGTAAAAACCGAAAGCCAGGTTTCCATGTAGCGCCCACGGCGTCTTGAAAACCGGGGTGAGGTTTGGTGCCGGTTTGAATAAGTTTTCCTTTGGAATCTCTGACTTCTTGCTTACCAATCATGTCATCAACGGCGTTAATCGCTATCATTGCGTTTGTAATAACGCCTGGCAACGCTTGTTGCGCGGCCACAGCGCCTTTGGCAATTGCCTCGCCCGTAGCTTTAGCGGCAGCCATTCGTTGTTGAAACACAGGGTCTTTGTCGCGTTGCGCATTTGTTTCTAAAACAGCCACGCGGCGGCCTTCTAAACCAATCCGCTGGCCTTCTTGTTTAATACGAGTAGCAGAATCTTCGGCTTCGCGTTTTTGCGCTGGTGTCATAGTGACGATTCCTTCGCTGCCAGTAACTGTAGTAGCCGTGCCGCCAAACGCTGGTGTACTTATTAAGCGCGTTGTGCCGCCAAGAGTTTGCGGTGTAAGCGTAGGTTTTAGTTCGCTTGGACTTGCACCTGCTTGCGAAAAAATAGACGCGCGTTTTTCAACAGGTATTGCTAATAATTGTTTGACGGTAGCGTCAGATTTATCTTGTGAGTACAAACCTTGCAACACTGCATCTTGTCCAAAAGCAATAATGTTTTCGTCCGATGGGTTACCCGACAATTCGCGCGTAAGATCTTGTATAAACTTGCGCTGCGCCGATTTTAAATCAAACCCAGATTTTGCCGCAGCAGCACGACTAGCGCCAGCCGCCGCAGCGCTTGCTTCTGCCGCCGATTGCTCTTTGCGATACGCAATGCCAAGCTGCGGATTTAACCGAAACATTTGTTCTTCGTAATCAGGTGAAGATGGATTTAATTGGCGCAAAGCATTACGCTCTTGCATGGCGGCTTGCGCTTCTTGCATCTTAAGCATGTTTAATTCTTGCGCTTGTTGACCGCCCTGAATCTGTTGAATCTGAGCGTACTGCGCCAATGCGTTCGGAACCTGAAATTCAGGTTGACGAAAACCCATTGCAATGTTGGGGTTTACAAGTGCCATGATTAATAACTCCCCTCACCTAGCTGTTGTAATTGAGGCGCGCTATTACGATTTAACATTTGTTGCAACAAAGAATTTTGCTGTTGTTGTTGACCGTAATTCATATACTGACCCAAGCCACCCGCAGCAGCGTTCGCCATACCTATGTAACCAGACGCTTGAGCTTGACCAGCAGCGCCAAGGGCTTGCCCCGCATTGGTGGCGTAGTTTTGCCCAGCTTGGCCTAACTGATTAGTAGCCGTTTGACCCACACCAGCAAGCGATTGCAATGGATTTAGCCGAGCGTTTCGCTCGGTCTGATAACGGTTGAATGCGTTGGTGTACTCTTGGCTACCCATTTCTTGGCCGTAGCGTTGCGCGGCCTTTAACGCCCCTCCAGAAATCAACCCGCCACGGGCGGCAGCACTACGGTCTAACGCCTTTTGGCCTTCAGACAAACGAAAACCATAACCTGGGTCTTGTTGGAATTGTTGCATTCCAAAAGGCGTGTAGTCAGACGCACCTTCTAGTTTGTTAAGCGCACGTTCGCCTGCTTGACGATAAGGCGCTTGCAGTTCAATTTGACGCTCAAATTGTTGCTGCTGAAGATCAGCAGCACGGTTAGCTGCGCCAGCTTGTGTACCTGCCGCCCTATTAGCTGCTAACCCACCAAGCGCCGCCGCCCCAAGAATTGCGGTTCCGGTTGCTATTGCCATGACGTGACCTCTTTAATAAATGTGCGCTCCATAGGCTTAAAACCTGCGCGGATGTACAAATTTTCCATTTTTTTTGCTCGGCTGTCTTCTAATGCAATCATGAACAAAGCAGATGCGTCTTTTTCCTTAGACCAATCCTTAATCTGTTTGAACATTTTACCGCCTGCACCGCTGCCACGCGACTTGGGCGTTAGCCACCACCACAACTCTTGGACCACCAATGCCGAAGGATTGAAATACATGGGGTACACCAACGCGCCACAGATGCCAACAATCTCATTGTCAATCTCGGCAAGCCATATACCAATACTGTCGTTTTTCAAAGATGTCAAATAAAACTGAGAATACCCGTCTGCGTCAAACCCAATTACACCGTGCATGGGCGAAGCTATGTGAAACGACTCTGCCAGCACAATGTACTTAGGCAAATCAGCTTCTGTGGCTTTGCGAACAATCATCAAGTCACCTCACGCCCAGAGACGCGAATATTGATTGCACTGGCAGTACCAGCAATTGTACTGATGAAGTCGCCAACACCAAGCACTTGGCCTACCAGCTCGGGGAACGTGTAGACCTCAGACGCTTGCAAGGTCTTGGTCTTGGTAATCAAGTTGGTGTTACCGGCAGAACCAGCAGACGTCACCAAATTCACGCTGATCGTAGCTGCCGTGGCAGTGATGTTGGTTGCTGTGAACTTGTCAAGAATTGCGGTAACGCCAGTAGCTGTGTACTGAGTTGTTTGCGAATTTTCGGCAAACTTTGCGGGTACAAGTACCTTTACTGTTACGGTCATGGTTTACTCCAATAGCAGGTTGTTATTAGCGGCCTGTTGCATGATGATCCAATTTGTGCCGTCAGACACCATTGTCGCCCAATTTCCTACAACTGCCAAGAGGATTGCGGTGCCAGCAGTCGTGCTGTCAATCAACACAACGTTACTGGTTGCAGACACCAAGGTCTGCGCCTGCAAGTTTTTAAAGACCAAATACCTACCAGAATATGCAGACGCCGAAGGCAAGGTCACCGTGCAAGTCGAGCCTGACTTGTTGTTGATAAGCCAAGTCTCATTGTCAGCTACCGTAAAGTCAGCAGTCTTGGTAACTGGCGCTGATGACGCAGCGCTAATGGCGGCAGTGATAGCTGCGGTGTCAACAATTGGCTGCACCTGCAAAGCCTCAATCTGCTTTTGCATTTCAGCAGTCTGAGACACCAAGGCAGCGCAGCAGTCACCCAATACGTCAGGCGCAGGCAGGGTAACTACTGGCGGCAGGGTTTGCAATTCTTGATTGACCGAGCGAAGCGCCAAATCGTAGGACGCAAGCAAAGAATCAGTATCAGTGCCAATATCAACGGTATCAACAACAGCCGTGGCAATGTTGTTCAATGACAAGAAAAACAAATACCAAGCGCGATCAATCAGACCCGTGCGAGGGTCAACCAACGGCACTCGGGGCGGCGTGATTGGCGTTGGATTTGCATTAGGGCTAGGCATTTGTTGGACTTAGAATAAGTTCCGCGCCCATGATTGCAATCTTCACAGGGTCAGTGCCCGATAGCTCGTACACACGGTCACGCAGTTTGACAGTCATGCCCAGACGCCGCCAAAATGTTCGGTGGCCGTAAGCGCCGATCTTGCCAATAGGTGACCAGTGTTCGTTTGAATACGTGTGGCCGCCGTCATCTGACCAGCGCAACATGACTTGAGGGTCGTACCCTGGTGTAGCAAGGTAGGAGTTGGTAACAATCTCATAGCCCGTAATGTCAGTGTCTGATAAATCATATTGACCTAAAGGCTCAAAACCGTCCCCTGCCTCAGTGGTCAAGATAACGCCAGATTGCGTAGCCAAAAACGTTTGTACATACTCTGCAACAAGATTTAATCCTGACTCCGTATCAATATTTTCGCTGTCATATCCAGGGTACAGATTTAAGCCAACGCCTGTCTCGCAGTCTAGTTGCAAGCTGTGCTGCGCGGTGCGCTTGAGGTTGTTTTGGCCGGTAGGCAGCGCCCTCCATGAGCGCAACCATTTTTGAATGCTGCCATTGTCCGAATAGTCGTCCAAGTCAAACGCATGGATGTTGCCGTTCTCAAAATCGCCTACAACAATTTTGTTGTTAAACGCCATCTGGCAATTGCTGCGGTGACGGGTAAACTCACCATTAGCAAAACCTGCACGTTCGTGCCAAGCCTGCGTGGAGGCATCGTAGACCCAAGTGGTATTTGCACTAGGGAAAATCAGCACATAAAAGCTGTGGCCGTCTTGTTGGTAGGTGTAAGCAATAGCGTCTGTCAGGTCAGCGTACTGCTGAATCTGCCACTCAACAGCATGGGTAGAAATGCGGACACCCGAATAGCCATTGGCACGGTAGACAATACCTTGACCACGGCGGTCACGGCCAAGCCAAAAAATGCCGTTGTCCATCTTGGCTATGGAGTAAGGAGCAGCGCAGCCTAGCTCGTTGAACGCCCCTTGAATGCGCTGCAAAGGAAAGTCTGTAGCACCAGAGTCAAACCAGACCTCAATTGAGTTTGTGCCAAAGGCCCACACTTCGCGGAAGTTAGATACCACAGCAAGCAAGCCATCAGGCGAGCCTTCAGTGCTGGCAAACTCCAGTGGGTCAATGGATGTGCCGTCCAGCAACTGAGTCACCCACATCAACTGGCTGTTGGGTTCGTTGAACACAAAGTAGCCGTCCAGATAGCAAACAGTTACAGCGCCTGG